ACTCTTATGATAGACGATGGTACAGCGCATACTATTACTTGGCCTACAATGACTTGGATAAACAATGGCGCAGCGGCTCCTACACTTGCTACTACGGGATATACAGTCATAGCTATTTGGAAAGTCTCAACCACGTTGTATGGTGCTTTAGTTGGAGATGGTTCTTAAATGCTATGGCATAAGGCTCAAGGCGCGGGTGGCGCGGGTGGAGATATTACAGGCGCATTTATTCAACTCGCTGAAGGTAGCACTGTCCCACTACCCGCCACCTTGCAAGCGGGGGATTTACTGATTGCACATCTCGGACACTATGCCTTTGCTAATTATCTTAACTCTGCTTTTACTAATGTTGTATCACACGCATCAGGAATGTGGTATTACCCTTATTATGAAAGCTCGGCAATCGGCTATAGAATAGCAACTGGTTCCGAAGGAACATCTATTGCTGTAGGTAATAATAATGCTGCGTTATCTATTTACAGATTTAGTTCTCCCGTTACGTCTGTCACTGTTGCGTTTACAGCAACTCAGAGCGGAGCATCAAATCGGTCAATAGACATATCTACTTACGACAAACCCAATATCGTAATTTGCTCTGTTGGCTCAAACGGTGATCCTAGTTTGACAATGACAGCATCTAACTACGCGTATCGGTCTGGATACCTCGATACTGCGGCTTCTATTACAAACGTAGATTCCGCTACAACGACATCTGTAATTTCAGGTAATAACGTCAACTTTAGTCCTGCCGCTTGTTACGCAGTCTTAGTTCCCAACTTTTGAAGGATAAGGTTTTTTATATGCACATTAAACTTACAAACGGTACTCCGACTAAATACACACTGGAAAAACTACGCAGTGACAATCCATACACATCGTTCCCTAAAATAATTTCTGATGAACTTTTAGCGAGTTACGATGTTTATCCCTACGTCATTCAAGATGTAGATGTTGACTCAGTAATCCAGAATAAAATCGAAGGTCAGTTTGCACAGGTAGACGGTCAATGGACTCTACCGATGGTTGCAGAAAATAAACCTCAAGCTGAAGTTGAGCAATATGTTCGCTCTGTGCGCGATGAACTTTTGATACTTAGCGACTGGACGCAGATGCCTGACAGCCCACTAGATAGCAGCACAAAAACTTCTTGGGCTACTTATCGCACGGGCTTGCGAGACATTTCAGGTCAAACGGGTTTCCCTACCAATTTCACTTGGCCTACTGCGCCTTAAAGGATATAAACAAATTTTACTAAATAAAGGAAACAAATAATGGCAACTAAAATCGTAACAAAGAATAGCTCGACTGCTGCTGCTATTCCTTTAGTAAGTGATCTTGTACAAGGTGAACTAGCTGTTAACGTAACTGACGCTAGGCTGTTTACTGAAAACAATTCAGCAGCTATTGTTGAGCTAGGTGCTAAGTGGGGAGGCTACACCGTCTCTACTGCCGCTACAGGAACAGACGCGACTACTATTTACTTTAGGACATAAACGTGACTATATTAGTTGGTAGCACAAACATTACAGACATACAAATAGGCAGCACTGCTATCAACAGTGTGTACGTAGGAGCTAATAAAGTATGGGATCGTGGGCCTGCTGCCCTAGACACACAAACAGTTACTGTTGGACTGGACACTGCGGCTACTTTGTCTCTATACGGCTTTGACAGGGATATTTGGATTCACGGTTCTATTACTGACGGTACGTGTAATTTCAAGAGTGGTGCGCTTTATGACGCTATAGACTCAATGTACAACAGCAATGGTGGGACAATGACAACCATTTTGTATATCAACGGGTCACAGACAAATGCAGACTGGACAACCATGACAATAGCGGGCTATGCTTATCAACGTACTGCTGCTTCTTATACCCAAGGGTCTGTAACAAGTTGGACTTGGCAAGTAGTAAGTTCTGTTTCTGCTATGGGAACTACAGTAGGCGCAACTAAAACGGTGGTGTTTACATGATCGACTACGGAACAAGACAGGATGGTGACGTTCTCTTTGCTACTTTTACATTAGGAGAGTTGTACTATGAAGTGCCTACAGCTACAGGACAGACAGAAGAAGAAATACAAGATGCTCTACAAGGAGCTATTGACTTGTATATTTTAATTTCTTCTAATAGAGGAGGCTAAAATGTTAGCGGAACTAGCAATTGCTAATGCAGCCTTTGGCGTAATCAAGAACGCGATTACAAACGGACAAGAACTACATTCAGTAGCAGGGCAGGTTACAAGTTACTTTGACTCAAAGAGTACCATAGCAAAGAAAGCAAACAACGGTGGAAGCAAGAGTGACATGGAAGCATTCATGGCACTGGAGGCACTAAAAGACCAGGATACAGAACTACGAGAGATTATGATCTACGCAGGACGAGCTAATATGTATGATGACTGGCTCAAGTTTCAGTCAGATTGTAAGAGAGCAAGGACACAAGACGAGAAAGACAAACAGTACGCAAGTGCTAAACACAAGCAACACGTATTAGAGTTCTTTACTATAATCTGTACTGCTCTTGTGGCTATACCAGTCCTTGGGTCAGCAGTATACTTAATACTAACAATACTGGGAAGATAACATGGACGAACCAAGCAAAGACATGATGGATATAGTAGCAGCGTCTACAGCCCTTGCCACATTAGCAGCATGGTTGCCCCCAGTAGCTTCCTTGTTTACTATAATATGGCTAGGTCTACGCATCTACGAGTCAGACACGGTGCAAAAGATAACTAAACGGTAGCAGTTATATGCGCTATAAAGTGACACCACTCAACATTTTACTGCACGTTACAAAGATTTACCTTGACTTTTGACTAGAAATGGTGTATAATAAATGAGTATTTTAACTAGTTTGATTGGCCCAGTAACAGGACTTTTAGATAAGTTTATTGAAGATAAAGACCAAAAGAACGCCATTGCCTTTGAACTAGCTACTATGGCAGAAAGACATGCTCAAGAACTAGCCAAGGGTCAACTAGAAGTCAACAAGGTAGAAGCAGCACATAAGTCTTTGTTTGTCAGTGGATGGAGACCTGCTATAGGTTGGATATGTGGACTGTCTTTATTCTACTCTACCATCCTTTCACCAATCTTAGGCATCTGGTTTACAGTGCCTCCTGTTGATAGCTCCTTGCTTACAACTGTCTTGATGGGTATGTTAGGTCTAGGTGCTATGCGTACAGTAGAGAAAACAAAAGCAGTAGCGAGGGATAAGTAATGAGTTTAGCTGTCGATTTAAAGTCTGTCTTCCCAAACAGAGGTGATGTTTCCCCTCCTCGTACTATCATGCCTGTTGCGCCTGCTGCTATAAAAACAAACAGGGCGGGCCAAAGAATTGATCCGTTAACTGGACAGCCTTTGTACCAAAGACAGGAAGTAGTTTCCTTAAACAATGCTTTTGACGAGCCTTCTCCTTTTGCAGTAGATAGCTTTCTTCCTGAATCTGTGGAGCCTGTAGCCGCACAACCTATAACACAAAAGCAAGCTGCTGCAAACTCCCAAGCTCTAGCTGATAAACAAAAAGCTGAAGGAATCTGGGAAGCAGGGCAGAAAGGCGTAGGCTCCAGTGTTAGTTCACATGGGCTTCCAAATCAGTCTGATATAACTTTTGATTCCGGTGATGTGTATGACACAACCGACAAAGCCCTTGGTGGGTTTGCAAGTTTTATTGGTAATCTTGAATCTCAAAGAAGAGACACTAACAACAAGTATGGGCTTACTCAATTTGATCCTAGCGATTATATGAGGGCAGGGCTTTCTGGCCCTAGAGACTTAGGAAACACTGCCGCTAAAGATGCTTTAACGTCTTATGTTAAAGACAACAACATGCCTCTAACGCAAGTACGTGATGGTGTAACTTATCACTTAACGGGAGGTAGCGAAACTTTTAATGACATGTTACACGGAAGAGAACGTGATGGTATCTGGCAAGACCAAGGGCCAGTAGGTACGTATTCAACAGTTTATGTAGATACAAGCCAAAGCATGTTCCAAGAAATAATAAACAACCCCGCAGTTAACTTTGCTGCTAACTTTGTTCCTTTTGGCACGGCTGTCTTGACTGCCGCTAAAGCTGCTAACGGTCAGACACTCCACGGTACAGATTACCTAAGTGCGGGCGTGTCCGCTGCAAAAGGTTTAGGCATGTTGCAAGCTCCGGTAAACGAAGCAGCCGCAGCAGACGCAGGTACAGCAGCAATGCAGGCAGCAGACGTAGCAGGGCTATCTAACGAAGCAGCAATGGCAGCAGGCACAGCAGCACAAACAGCAGCAACAACAGGCCAAGGGTTTACCCTTTTCGGCAAAGCTCTTTCATATAACCAATCAGTAGGCTTGTTAACAGCAGCGGCCACAGGTGATCCTAAGTCTGCTCTTGTCTCTATATATGGTGGAGACCTTATTAAAGGAGGATTAAACAAAGCAGGTGTTACCTCAGACGCTTTGGCTAAAGTTGGTATCCCTGCTGCCGCATTTGAAGCGGGTCTTCAAAAGACTGTTGAGAAAGTAGCAGCAGGTGAAGAGCTTGACAATGCCCTTGCTTATGGCTTTGTTGATTACGCTAGAGAAGGTGGCTTAAAAAATCTCTTTGATATGCCTGAATCAGATATTTCTTTTGCGGGCATTGAAGATTTAGTTAGAGACATTGTCAGACCTATAGGTTCTGCGGCTACAGACCTTGCACACTTAGTTGAGGATAACACTGAGGGTTTAGAAGAGTTTGTTAGAAAAGGTTTATCTGAGTTTGACAATGCTGTTATACAGCCTACAGGTGAGTTCCTCTCAGACTTAGATACAGAAGCTAGAGAACAACTAACTAAGCTAGATAAAGGCTTATACGATATACAGTCACCCTTTAGTAATCCCGAAATAGACCTACCTAGCTTAGACCTCCCTAGATTAGACCTACCTAGCTTTAGCATGGGTGGAGGTATGCTTCTTTCAGGCGCATCTGGTGGTACAGCTACAACAGGTAAGATATTTGAAGATGAACTATTTAAATTTAAGAACAAGATAGAACTAACAGAGTTTGGCCCACTTAACAGAGAACAAGAAGTAGACATAGGAGATTTTTTAACATCTCCGTTTGAGTCTGTATTTACAACATCACAAAGGTTTGCACAATGACATACTTACAGCTAGTTAATAGCGTACTACGAAGACTACGTGAAGACGAAGTAACGACTGTCTCAGCTAACAGTTACTCTAAGCTTATTGGCGAGTACGTTAATGACGCTAAACGCACAGTAGAGGATGCGTGGGACTGGACAGCTTTACGTGACACGCTTACAGTTACTACTCAAGCTGACGTTTTTAATTACATCCTAGTCGGCTCACAAAACAGGATGAAAATCTTAGACGTTATTAACGACACTTCTAACTTCTTTGTTCAATATCAGACTTCACGTTGGTTTGATCGGGCTTACCTTACACAAGGCAGTGTGCCTGTAGGAACACCCCAATATTATAGCTTTAATGGCGTAAGTGCTAGTGGCGATAACGGTGTAGATTTATATCCAAAGCCTGACGCTGCCTACACTGTACGCTTTAATGTTGTACTACGTACAGATGAGTTTCCTACTGATGCTACAAATATGCTTATACCGTCAGCCCCTGTTGTGCAGTTGGCAACAGCACTGGCAGCAAGAGAGCGAGGAGAAACTGGTGGCACATCAGCAGCAGAGATGTTTGCAATAGCAGACAGCACGTTAGCAGACGCTGTTGCTATGGACGCTTCTCAACACCCTGAAGAAACTATTTGGTATTCTTAAATGGCTCAACAACTACAGAACATTACAGTAGCGGCTCCAGGATTTGCGGGCCTAAACACACAAGACTCTCCCATAGGGATTGATCCTTCTTTTGCTGCTGTTGCAGACAACTGTGTTATTGATAAGCTAGGTCGCATAGGTGCGCGTAAAGGTTGGACTGCTGTTTCTACTAATGGTGCTACTGTTCTAGGTAGTAGCCGTGGGATAGAAACAGTCTTTGAATTTGTAGACAGAAGCGGTGACAAAGTTGTTATTTCTGCGGGCAACAATAAAATATTTAAAGGCACAACAACTCTAGTTGATATTACACCCGCAGGTTACACGCCCACAGGCAATAATTGGAAGTGTGTAAACTTTAACAATCATGTGCATATGGTTCAACGGGGGCATGTTTCATTAATCGGTAGCGATGAGAGTGGTTCATTTGTCTTAGAAGTTATTACAGCACACTCACACTACACAGGCACTATGCCTTTAGCTAATGAAGCGTTAGCTGCTTATGGCAAGCTTTGGGTAGCTGATATTATAGGCAACAAGCACACAGTCTATTGGAGTGATACGCTTAACGGTGGTGGTTGGACAGGGGGTGCTTCAGGTTCCTTAGACCTTACACTGGTGTGGCCTACGGGCAATGACGAGGTAGTGTCGTTAGTTGCACACAACGGCTTCTTGTTTATCTTTGGAAAGAAGTCTATTGTTATTTATACAGGTGCGTCTTCTCCTGCTACTATGACCTTACATGATACCATAGAGGGCGTAGGTTGTATTGCTAGAGATTCGGTACAGCACACAGGAACGGATGTGTTGTTCTTGTCTAGCTCTGGCTTGAAAACTGTAGGCAGGGTGATTCAAGAAAAGTCTGTACCGATGCGTGACATAAGCAAGAATGTACGCACTGATTTAATGACACAGGCTTTGGCACAGACTAACGCTATTAAATCTGTCTATAGTGCAGATGAAGCTTTCTACTTATTGACACTTCCTGATAGCAACACGGTCTATTGTTTTGATATGCGTAGACAGTTAGAGGATGGTTCGTTTAGGGCAACTACTTGGTCTGGTATAAACCCACTATCTTTAGATGTCTTGGAAGATGGTTCTATATACATTGGTATTTCTTCAGGCGTTGTTAAGTACACAGGCTATGTGGACGGCACTGAGCTTTATCAGATGAGATACTTTAGCAACCCTATGGACTTTGGTAACGCTTCTAACTTAAAGTTTTTAAAGAAGTTTAACATAACTATTATAGGTGGACAGGCTACTACAGCTACGCTTAACTGGGGTTATGATTACAGCACTGATTACACTAAGCAAGTTCTTGTTTTTACTTCTGCTGCGGCAAGTGCTGAGTACGGCATAGCTGAGTATAACATAGCTCAATATGTAGCAGGAGGAACTATTAACACACCTAAAGTTAACACCAGTGGCAGTGGCGAGATAGTGACTATCGGCATTGAAGCAGAAATAAATGGTTCAGACTTTTCTATTCAGAAGATTGACATACACGCTCTACTAGGGAGACTTATCTAATGTCCAACTACACAAAGACTACTAACTTCGCGGCTAAAGATGCTCTCAGTTCGGGTGATGCTAACAAGATTGTTAAAGGTACAGAAATCGACACAGAGTATAATAACATTGCAACAGCCAGTGCTACGAAAGCCAACACTGCTGGCCCTACTTTTACAGGTACGCTCACAGCAGCGACTGTAACAGTGACGGGTACTCTAACGGCTGACACAATTACTGGAGGAGCATACTAATGGCTCAACAATTTGATACTAACGGAATGCCAGTGCTAGGTTTTGACTCTTCGGGGATATGGAACCAACCAAATGACGGTAGGTCTTATCGTCAAGGTGGCTCAGTGCCTCTACCTAACTCTAGCAACAACCCCTTAACACTGCCTACAGCACCCTCTACTGGCCCTAGCAACGCTGCCGCATACGGTGGCCTAGCTTTGGGCGGCTTGCTTTCAGGAGACTTGACAGGGGCTTTACAAGGAGCCTCAGGTTACTACGCAGGACAGGAAGGTATTGAAGGAGCGTTGGGCGCAGGTACAACAGGCTTTAACTTATCTGAACAGCTAGGTAAACGAGCTTTTGACTCTACGCAGTTTAAACCTTTTGGTGTTACCTCTAACCTTGCTAACGTACAAGCAGGCCCAACAGGAAACATTGATGTTAACTTGAACCCGCAACAACAGGCTATGCAGAATCAGTTAATGGGTCAAGCAGGGGGTTTCTTTAATCAGGTAGGTCAAGACCCCGCACAGGCACAGGCAGCCTTATATGAGCAGATGAGGGGGATACAACGCCCTGACGAACAACGACAGCGTTTAGCACTAGAAGAGCGTATGCTTTCACAAGGTCGCTTAGGTATATCCTCTGATGCTTATGGTGGTTCTTCTCCTGAATTGTTAGCGCAAGAGACTGCTATTCAGGAAGCTATGGCAAGGGCTAACTTAGGTGCGCGTCAACAGGCATTGTCTGAACAGTCACAAGCCGCTACGTTAGGTGGTCTACTACAGGGGTTTGGTTATCAACCGCAACAGCAGGCTCTTAACATGTTTGGATCGGGTGTATCAACGGCTGAGTTGGCTCAACGTGGTCAACAACGTGGTGCGGAACTACAAGCTCTTGCGGGTAGCCAAGGTGTTGAAAGTTACATGACAGGTGCTAACATGGCTAACATGTTACAGCAGCAGCAGATGCAGGGTCTAATGTCAAGTGCCTTTGGACAAGCACCCACTATGCAAGATCAGTTAATAAACAGGTATTTAAATCCTGATGGTGGTATGTTGACTAATGAGGGTGGTATTTTTAACCAAGGTCTTAACTATTTACGTGACAAGTTTGGTAGTAGCTCTTCTTCTTCTTCTCCATATTTCTCTGCGCCTAGCACTGGTATGGACAGTTGGTTAGGCGGTTCTAACTTTTATGATAGCATTAAGCCACAGCAAAACATTGATGCAAACGGTTTTAATCAGACTGCTTTTAACTCGTTTGTGCCACAGCAAGACATTGATGAAAGCGGTTTTAATCAGTCTGCGTTTAACGCTGCACTAGGTCTTTAAGGAGAAACAACAATGGCATTAGATATAGCAGGTATGTTAACAGGGGTGTCTAACCAACCCGTAAACCCAAACCTCAGTGTTGAGCAACAGCAGTTAGCTATGGGTGCTAACGCTACAAGAATGATGCAGGGTGGCATGGAAAGCATGAGGCGTAGTGCAGGTGGTGCAGCGCCTATGGCAGAGCAACTACAGATGGCTATGGGTTCTCTTAATCTAGGGACTGTCAAAGGTCTTCAGGCTCTTGGTAAGATGCAACAAATTCGTGGAGACATGGCAGGTGCTGCTCAGACTGCTTCGCAGATTAAGGCTATGCAGGAGAAAGAAACTTCTGAACAATCTTTGCAAGAAAGGCGAGCTAATTTTATACCTTTTTTAGCTAAAGAATACCCTAATTTAGTAAGCCTAGCTCAAGGTGCAAATCCAGTAGTAACACCTGAAAACTATAAAAACTTTACAGATAAAGCAGATTCTTTAACTCCTGATCAAAAAAACTGGATGCTTGCTCGAAAGCAGGGTGATAAACGTAATTTTACTGAGTGGAAAGACAGAAACGTAGCTGATCAATCTGCTAGTTTAACTAAAGAAACAAAAAACTACAACGCAGCAGTAGCTCAGGGTTATCCGGGTACTCAGTTAGAGTTTATGGATAGAAACGTGACAACAAACTCAGTTGCTGCTACACAGCAACAAAAACACCTTGCTCAGATTAATAGAGAATCGGGCAAAGCCCCTATACTATTGTCTGATTATTTAAAGAGTATTGAAACGAAAGTCAGCGGAGGAGAAGCTAAATATAATACATGGAAAACAGAGCTTGCGGAAGGCAACACAGATTTGTCTTATTTAGCTTGGAATCAAGAATTATCAGGTAAAACCACAGTATCTGAAAAACACGAAACCCGCACAGACGGTAAAGGGTTTTTAAGATATATAACAGGGCCAGATTCTGGGAAGCTTGTTTTTCCTGAAGTTGTAGAAACATTGTTGAAAGAAAAGGTAGAAAAAGAAACTGAAAATAAGGCAGTAAAAGAGAACACCGTAGCATGGTTAAAAAATCGGGGGAACAATGATCTTGCTTTAAGATTGGAGAAAGGTATTATTTCAGTGGCCGACGTTAATAATTTAGCTGAAGTTGATTCTCGTTTGTTGCTTGCTAGTAACGACCTTGTATCAGACGCATTAGCTTACAATAACGAATCAAATAAGGCTACAGACATTTTATTAGACTTTAACGAGTTAGTAAATCCTGGAGGCACGCTTGAGCAAATGGCAAGAGACGCTAAGAAATGGGCGGGACAGGGTGGGTACGAGACCGTAGTAGCTTATTCTGTGCGAGAACTAACAATCAAAGAAGCAAACGCTTTAGCTCCCACAGGCCCACAATCAGATGCTGACATTATAAGATCAGATAGCGCGATTCCTTCGTTTAAAGACGGGCCTGAAGTTATGCGGTCTTGGTTGCTAGGAAGGGCTAAAAAGAATGCTTTGGGTGCTGCTCAGAAAGCTGCACAGGCTTCGGCTATACAGTCTGGAAACATAGCTACCTTTTACCAAGAGTGGCAACAAAACATTAACAATCCACAGTTTAGGGAAAAAATATATAGAGATTACGGTGTTCCTGTGTCTTCTACTGTCCGCAGAAAAGTAATAAACGCAAGTAACTCTAGTATAGGAGCAAAAAACCAATGAGCAGGACTTTAATTTTAGATAGTGCTACAACTATTGAAGGAATATCCGACACAGCTTCTAACGATGATATCTCTACATACTTAGTGCAGCAAGGTTACACAGTCCCCGATAACCTTGATAATTTGTTGTTTAACACGGAAGAATCTAAATTAGCGAGGGAAGAGGCTTTAGACGGTCTTGTCGAGTTTGATCCTAACATCGCTACAGGCGCTGACTGGGTTAGAACAACTATGGAGATAGGGCCAGCAATGGCTGCGTCTATACCCGCTGCTGCTAGGGCGGGGCAGTTTGCTTCTAATGTAACTTTAGTTGCAACAGGTAACCCCGTTATGGCAGGAGCGGCAGGGTTACTGAGTGGTCTTGCTGCTTCAGCCGCTGTAACGTGGCCTCTAGTATCTACAGGTCGTTATAGTGGAGAAGCGGCAGAGGCATATTTAGAAGGCAGGGAGTTTGATCATGATGAAGCGTTTGCTCATGCTGTAGACGCTGCTAACACTGCTGTAATTGCAGATACTGTCTTTGGAGCGGGTTTTGCAGCGGCAGGTAAGACTTATAGAGTTGGGAAAACAGCAGTCATGGGTAAATCGGGACTAGCTGATGACCAAATTGATCTAGTTAAAGAAGTTCAAAAAGAGCTTAGAGAGCTTGATTCTACACTTATGCCTCATCAGTTAGAGCCTAGTCGTTTTGGAGCTACGTTAACGTCTAAAATTGCTAAAGTTTCTATGATTACGCAAGGAACTGTAACAAAACTTTTACAAAGTTATGACGATTATATGGGGTTACAAACTAAGCATATAATATCTATGTTCAAAGGAGGCACTCCTAAAGAGCAGGGAAAGGTTCTCCAGAGTTTAATAGTACAAACTGACAACGCTATTGATGCTATTGTGGCTCCTATGTATGCTGCAATATCGGCATCAGGCAGTAAAATTCTGGTGCGTAGTCGTGAAGTAGGACAAGAAGCGGCTGCGGTTCTTAAACATCAGTACAGAGATGATCCAAAATTAATTAAAGATAAGTTTGTTCCTCAGTTTGTTTATCCTGACGGGGTACAGAGAGCCATAAAAAGTTTAGAGGGCTTACCTAGTGATTTAACTTTCCAAGAGGCACATAAAAGACTATCTAGCATTAAAGGCCAAATTCACGATCTTAATCGAGGCACAACGCCTAATAAGGGCTTGCTTGAGGTATTAGACGCACATAAGAAAGTGCTAGAAGACACTATGGATAGCGCAGCTACTAAGCTTGACCCTTCTTTAAAGAAACAATATTCTAAAGTAACAGATTATTACAGGGAAGGGCAGAAAGTAGTCACTGCTAGTTATCTGAAACAAGCTTTGGACGTATTAGACCCAACAGAAATCGGAGCAATCTTAACACAAGGTGGTCGAAGCGTTGGTCTAGAACAGATTCAAGCTTTAAAAAAGTTAGCTGCAAAAACACAACAAGAGCTACCTTCTGCTTTTTTAGAGACTGCTGCGGGAAAGAAGTTATCTAAAGAACTAGGCTCCACAGACCCTATGGAGGGCATACGAAAGGGATTTTTAGAATCTATTCTTAAAGAAGGAGGCGAAGGTGGTGTTAAATCAGTAGAGTCTTTACGGAAAAAACTAGCAGACCCTCAATTTAAAGAAACCTTTAACGCTTTGTTTAGCAGCACTGCCATAGGAGAAAAAGTCCAAGTTATGTTTGATAAGTTAGACATTTTACAAAGGGCTTCTGGAGGATCAGGGGCAGGTTTTCAGTTGAGCATAGCTAGTCGAGAAATAGGCGCTATGACTCAACCACAGCCTATTGTTGATAAGTTAATAAATATACTTCCAGGTTTTGTAGCCAAACGTAACCTGTCTGTTAAAAAAGCTGACGAAATGATTAATATGATATCAGCCGCTACAGCAGCGCAAAAAGCGGGTAAAACACTGCCACTTTCTTTCGACAAAATGCTTAACAACTTATTAACGGGCTTGGTTGTTAGTAAGGTTGCTACAGCAGCGTCTACAGAGCCTATGTCAGACGAAGTTAAAAAAAGACAAGAAGGATTAATGACAGGAGCAATGCAACAGTAACAAAAAAGCCCTATAGAGTTGTCTCTATAGGGCTTTTGCACCTTGTAGCATACATTGTAAACTATACGCTACACTATCTCACAGGCTCCACCGACACACGCTAACTCTTGTGACCCAGTGGTGTTGTCTTCCATCTCAAAGTTTCCTAGGTCTTCCCAGTCCACACCAACAGGCATAGCCGCACACAACTCTTCATACTTCTCTGCGGTTATGTCCTCATACGGAGCTTGCTGATATATATGATCGGAATACGGCAACAAACTTATACCGCTACAGAGATCAAAGTTTTCCCATATCCACTGTGCTATTTGCAGGAACTCGCTGTCTGTGTAATAAACTGTAATGGATGGTTTATGTTCACACCAATGGTTCTGGTAAGCTTTCCAAAGTTTTAGCTGCTGCATAGCACCTACTTCGCTGACAGTGGTACACTTCTCAGGAGCTTTGACAGGGAAGCTAAAGACCTGAGAAGACTCTGAGTATATATCCTGCTCTACTGGGAATCCTTTTCCTTCCATAAAGACTGCAAGCGGGTCTTTCTTATCGCTACGTACTCTGCGAATATAATGCTTAGAGAACCTAGGATGTATGCCACTAGCAGAGTCAACAAGCTGAGACACAGTACCAGACGGCTTAACACATGTAATAGCAGCAGACTGAGCAATGCCAAGCTTCTCAGCCCATTCCTTGTTAGTATCCACAGCAACATCTCTTACTTCCTCTAACCACTTCGCTAAGTCCTTAGACTCTCCCTTGCCTAACAGCCAATGATCCATGATACCCGTCATGCTAACGCCCAGTAGAGCCTCTTCCGCTGTGTTCTTCTTCCATACACTACGTAGGTATCTAAAGTCCGTTAGCGTGGCTTGTAGTGTGCCTATGATCGCTGCTATACGTGCCTTCTTCTTCAGTGTCTCCAGTGTGTCATCAGCGCGTACAACAATCTCCGATAAATTGCAAAACTCGTTACTGCGTAAAATTATTTCCGAACATGGATTAGTTCCAAAATCCTGGTCAGCATCCCTACGTCCATTCCTAGCTGCTATCTTCTGTGCTGCTACACGACTGAAGATACCACGCTCACCTGCCTTAGACTCGTATATGTTCTGCATCTCTCCTAAGAAAGACTCAAAGTCAGGCTTCTCTGTGTAAGCCACGCTGTTGTTAGCAAGCCTACGCTGCCCCTCTAAGTCACCCCAGTTACCTGACTTAGCCTTTGCCATGCGTGGGTCAGACAGGTTAGACAGGCTGATCAAGGCAGACCTACGTACACCACCTACAACTACAATGTCAGCTATCTTGCACACAACATCGTGACACTCAAGGGATGTCAGCTTGCGCCCTGCTGCCTTGGTAAACGCTGAGACACAGAAGTTAAACAGGTCAATCAAAGGCTCTGGGCCTGACGCTCTACCGCCAAAGGTCTTGAGCCTAGCACCTGACAGTCTAACTCTACTCATGTCCCACTGTGGTATCTTACCTGCGTACAGCATAGCGATCAACTCACGGAAGGCAGAAGCCCAACCAATCTTGCTGTCACTAACAACAATAACACTGTCAGTCTTGTGGAATGTTTCTGCTACGACAGGTAGCTTGGTTATGAAGTTACGTTCAACACTGAAGCCTACACCTGTGCCACACATAAGAACATACATAAGCTCGTCAAAGCTACGTGGTGAGTCAATGGCTAGGTAGCTACAGTTAAAGCCTGCTACGTTATCCTTGGCTAGTGCAGGGCCTGCTGTCATCATACAGCGCATGCTAGGCATAACTTCTAGGTTGTATATAGCATTAAATAACTCTGTACCTGTCACCATGTCTATCTGACCACGCTCTACCCAGAACTCCACATACCTATTGACTGTCTCAGCCCATGACTCTCTGCGTCCTTCCTCTGGTAGCCAACGTGCGTACCTTGACTTGTGTATAAACTGCTGATACTGATCCACTATGTGTTCTCCTCTGTTACCATGTCTGTTAGTTTGTTTAAGTACCAACCTGCTTTCTGTAGGTCTTCTACCTGCTTACCTTTGTAGTCATAGCGCCACAGGTACTTCATGGCGTTGCCCTTGAGATAGCCTTTGAATGCAACACTGGACATGGACTCCTCTATTGCATCAATACACTCTATGTTGCCTGTGTTATAGTGGTATGGTGCGCCTACCATGTCTTCTTTATCCCAATCAAGCCCCCAATCAAGATCCGTAGTACAATCATCTAAGCTGATCTCCTCTGCTTCTTTCTCCGCAGGTTCCGCCCAAGCCTCTAGCCCAACGTGCGCTAGTTCCTGCCATTCCGATTGTCTATCTGTTGCCGTTGGCTTGGCAGCTTTATCCCACTCGCTAGGTGTTGCGTCATTTAGTCTCATTGTCTAAAATCCTGTTCTAGTTCTGCAAATTTATCGTTGATTCTATCGCTAAAGACATCTACCAGTTCTTCTGACGTTATATTCAGTATTTCTAGTAATGTTAGTTCATCCAATGTCTTTAGCTTCTCTAGTAAATCGTAATAGGTGAGAGCCATGTTAGTCTCCGTACTTCTCTCGTAGATAGTTTATGCTAACAGGCAATTCGTCACAGCCTCCGTTAACCACTTCATTCAGCATCCACACACCTGACCAACTTCCATTAGTCTGAGCGTTTAAGTACTCCTCATCGTGTTGGTAGTAGATCCCTGCAAATAGACCAAGCATGTTAGTTCCGTCTGCTTTACGTGCGTAGGCAATGTCTCTGTCTTGAACGTGTCCCATGATACACGACATAAACTTCTTAGACAACATGAGTTTTGCGCTACTGACTGGCCTGCCCATCACACCACTGGTAAAGTAATGGCAGTAGGCTATATCATCAATGATAATAGGCTGTAGGAACGGTACAACTTCAAAGCCCATCTCCTCTAGCATGAGGTCTCCGTACTTCAGAAGCCCGTCTAGCTTTGGGTCTGACTCAATAGCTCTCTCTATACGGTACTCATGGTTGCCTAGAGTGAAGACTAGTCGAGGATTCCATTGCTTGTGCTTGTTACGGACTAAGCGTTCTTGCTCACGCTGTATAGGCTCTAGGAACTTATGCATAGCGTTGATGCCTGCTTCCACATCATTGACGTAGCGTCTGCCTTCAAAAGACTTCTTACCTACGTCATAGCTGCTTAGAGAAGGCATGTCCCAGTGATCGCCTATGTGGACAATAACGTCAGGCTTCTTCTCTGCTGCGTACTCGCCTGCCCAACGTAGGTGATCAGCCCTATCTCCTGGTTTTACCTGTGTGTCTGGTATTACTAGATGCTTAGTCATTACTGATCTCCGTGGTTGGCAAAGTTGCCGTGTAGTTCTTCTCTGGCTGCTCTTACTACTTTGTCTGCTTCTTCTGGAGTGCTATACCTACCTAGAAATATTGTTTTTCTTTGGTGCTTTATAGAAGCGAAAAACATTTTTGATTTGCTGTTATAACTAACCCCTTTAAAGCCAGACTTGTTATTCTTGTTTAGTTTTCGATTGTGTTGATTTTGGCTTAGACTAGCAGGGCGTAGGTTATCTAAACGGTTGTTTGCCCTATCCCCGTCAATATGATCTAAAACAAAAGGTAGATATCCTTTGTGCATCAGGAACACGACTCGATGTGTCCTGTAACGCTTGTAGTTAATCCTTAAAATACTATAGCCCTCCTTGTCAAGAGCGCCTGCTTCTTTCCCTACAGTTACTCCCTGTCTGGCAGCTTTCCAATATAACTTTCCAGTCTCTTTATCGTATTCAAACAACTCGTTCAACAAGTCTACAGTTAAATCTCTCATTTCTTTTTCCTTCTCAGTCGTTCTTCTGCTGTCTTAGCAGCGTGACATTTATAACACAGCACTTGATAGCCTGACGCTTCTAGGAACATTCTGTTTATGTAGGTGTTCCAATCTACGAAACCGACTTCTGGTTGTACTACTGGGTCTATATGATCTACTGCTGCGTTGTTTCTCTTGCGTGTACGTCCTGCTAGTGGTGGTAGTGTAGCAGAGCCTTCTTTCTTGCACCCTGCACACTTGTAAACACCTCTCCGCACCCATGCTGACTTCTTAGCATCGTGCTTGACACCCCACTTACCATGAGCGCCTCGCAGTGCTGAGATAATAAAGGAACGGAAACGTGCCTCTGTCCACCTGCCGTTATTGGGCACTGTGTAGCTCCCATATCTGTCCTTCGTAGCGTCTGAGCCACAGTAGCCTACCGTTCTCTATCACACGTTCCTCACTCTCCAACATCTCTACGCACTTGTCGTAGTAGTCCTGCTCATTCTTGCAGTCCTCTAACAACTTGGCTGACTTCTTCTCACCTATGCCGTGAATACCTACGATGTTATCTATGCGATCACCCATTAGTATCTGGCGGTAAAAGAAGTGCAAGCCCTCTTCTGGCGTGACGTAGTATCTGAGTTTCTTTACAAAGTTGTAGTGCCAACCAGGAATCTGGTCAAAGTCTTTATCCAACGACACCATTACAGCCTTGTCACCGTGAGTAGTGGCTGCGATTGCTATTGCATCATCAGCTTCCTCATTGTCGGTGACTAAAGCTGCCCACTTGTTGATAAGGTGATCCCGTAGTGCCTGTATATGCACTGGCTTCTCTTTATCTTTGCGGTTGCCTTTGTATGGAGCGGTAATGGCATATTCGTTCCTGAAATTGCCACGACCAGTGAGATACAGAACATAGTGCGAGGTTTCTTCGTCAGCGTTAAGCTGCATCAGAAGGTCTGCGATAAAGCCGTCTATGGTATTGAGGGCTGTCTTCTCAGACTCTTCGTTGCACGACCAACCTATGCGATAGACCAGTATGTCTGCATCAATTAAGATCACAAGGCTTCGTCCATAGCTACTTCGTCCATCTCAGCACCACCGTTGAACTCGATGAGGTCTGTAACGACTAGCTTCAGCAACGATGCGCTGCGTCCTGCTTGACCTGCGGGTGACTTCCAATCGTAGTATCCGATAACTGCCTTGGCTTTAGAGCCGTTGCCAATCAGGATACCTTTGATCTCGTTGCCGTCACTGTCATACGCACGGATGGGGTTGTTAGACTTGCATGTAATAAAGTCTCCCTGCCCTGCTTTGTTGCGTACTCCCAGACCCATCATCTCCAATGCTTCCATAGCGGGAGCAGACAACTGAGTGAGGTCGATCTGGTACTTACCAGACATACGGTTAGGCTCGTTAAGACTTGCCCACATAATGTCTGCGTTGATTGTTACTGGTTTAGCTTCTGACATAGTATTTACCTTATGGTTATTGTACATAGTTAGTATAACATATTAATGTGTTTCTGCCCAATTGTTTCCTACATTGTACTTCCCATCAAGTGGACAGCGCAGACTTAATTCCGTTCCTGCATCCCTGATGGCTCTTACTGCTGCTTTGCCAACTACGTCAGCAAAATTCTCTGGTACTTCTATCTGAAATTCATCGTGTACATTCGCCACTAGCTTGTAGGGTATATCGTATGTCGATAAGCGAGATGCTAGTAGCACCAGTGCCTTCTTCATTACCACGGCTCCTGCACCCTGTAACAGTGTGTTAAGTGCTGCGTGTTCGCTCCTGACTCTAAGCAGTCTACCATCTAAGCTAGGCAATGTGCCTGCTAGAGCAAACTTAGCTACTCTCTCACGCAACCTAGCCAATGCAGGCGTGTTACGCAGGAAGGAGTTTATCAGCTTCTCACCTTCCTTGTAACCACCACCTACCACCTGACCTATTCTAGCCGCGCCTGCGCCATAAAGAAATGCATAAATAAATGTTTTCGCTTGTGGGCGTGAGTCTAGCCCTGCTGCCTTCATGTTGGCAGTGTGTATGTCACCGTTGAGTATCTCTTTGGTGTAGTTATCGTCACGCATGTAGTGTGCAAGCATACGCAGTTCTAAACCACTAGCGTCTATGCCTACTAGC